ACATTGTGATCGTTTGGAACACAAATGGATTTAGGCTTGCTTGAGCCATAGGCGAGATTGCGTCTGGGCGAGTAACGTTGACGATACCGCCTACGCGATTGTCGATAAGTTCTCTTGGGTTAGTCAAACCGCCTTTGACCACTGTATATCTGGGGTTGTTCGTGACCATGGCGTGGTCAAGAATGGAACGTGTAAGGATAGTTCGAGCATTCTGTATTGCCACCAGTTTGTCAGCAAAGTTGTTGCCATGGAAAGCATGTGGAATAGGTAGCGGAACGAAAGCCACAAATGGCAATCTTGGAACCTCTTCACACTCCAACATTGTACCGCCTGATTTGACGATACGATACAGAGAGCACACGCCCTCACCGTACTTGTCTAACTCCATGAAAGCCTCAACGACAGTCACCTGTCTGGACATTTTCTGGTTGCTGTTTGCTTTGAAACCTCGGTCTGCACCGATCTCATTGAAACGTGCTAGTATCTCTGGATCATTGTCGAAGTCATTGTCTTCGTCGTTGATCTCCATGACCACCTTCTCGTCATACCCCATCTCGATAAGATCTGAGAGTGACTTCTTGGTGCGGTGGGCGAGAAACATGGCACTTTCGAGTGACTTACACTGAGGCTCAATAAGGAACTCTTCAGGAGCAACTGCTTCGATCCGTACTTGAGATGTGTCTCTGTAGATCCGTAGTTGACCGTTGTTCAGTCCGTATTCGTCTGTTTCGATCTCTTCGATCTCAGTCATCTCGTCTGCTAGACGCATGTCGAGTTCTTCTTCTGTCAGATCCTCGATGTCTTCTAGGTAACTGTCAGTGCTCTGGTCCCAGTAAACTTTACAGATCCCTGCCCTTGCAATCAGTCCATCGTGGATCACTGTTTGCATCACCTCGAATAGATTGTTCTGTCTGTGAAGGACGTAGTCGGTGTATTCTGTACACACTTCAGCCATCTGCACGTCTTCAACACCTTGAGGAGAAAAGCGAAGAGTTTTGTTACCAGTACTGAAAGTCTCTAGCAGTGCAGCCTTCATGCTTTCTACGGCATCGTAGACGTCCTGACTGACATACTTTGAGTTACCGTCATGTGCAGGTTTAGGTAGATGGGCTGAGTAGTAGTCCATAACCTTTTGGCGTTCTTTCGACAGTTCACTATCGTAGTAGCCTATTGATCTTCTCAAGTTCTGGTCGACTAATGAGAGGATCTTCTCGTCATCGAGTTTCTGTAATTCTTCGTGCATATTTAAACCATCTCAATGTAAAATTCATCGACTGCTTCGATAGGCTCCCACACACCCTCATGGATGTGATTGGCGAGTGCTAAACTCATGACACAGTCGTCATAACATCCGCTTTCTGCCTCCATGCCACCGCTGTTATTTACGATGTATGTGAGCATCTCTCGGATCGTGACTTTATCGTTTAGTTCGATTGTTCCCTCCCTATGCGCTGCCCTTAGTTCATCGATGACAAGCGGCTTAGTTTTGGAGGTGGTTGTGAAACCAAGTTTTACGGTCTCTTTATCTGTAAGTTTATCGACTTGGACCTCAGTGTAGAAATTTGGATACGCCATGTCCTTACCGAGCCTTGTACAGGTCAGTATGCCGTGACTGTTATTCTCTACGATTATGAGAGCCTCATTGAAAAACTCACCGAGAGCAAAGAGAACTTCTGCAAAGTAGTCAGGATGTACTCTGGCTCTATAAGTGGCAACTTGCCGTTTCTTCGAGTCCAACACTTGCGCTACAGACCAGTCACCACCGGACACGCCCATGGCAACGTCAGCCCCTATCGTGTATCTCTCTCCGGCATCATGTTTCTTGTAGAGTGACAGTTCGCCTCGAGGGTTCTCTAGCCACTCGTCACCTTCTAACGCCAGTCGATTGATAGGATCTGGAGCATTGTCGAGAGCCTCTTGGAGGGTCTCTGGGTTAAACACTGGTCTACCAGTTGTAAGGAAGGCTTCGTCAGCCTCAATCGGATACTCTTGTTTGAATAGATCAATTCCGTTCTGAGCGATCTTACGTCGTCTGAACATAAGTTGCTCATCATCAAGTCCGTACTTATCAACTAGTTCTTCCTCTTCTGGTGTTGGTTCGAAGTTCTCAGGAACTGGCTCCCGATAGTCGGGGTCCAAGTGCCAAGGAATGAACACAGGAACATATCCATTCGTTCCTTCCACGGCTCCTCTCCACAGATCATAGAAGACGCCACTCACACCGTTGGCTGTACTCTCTACAAAGATTGCAGTTCCCTTCTTGTTTGGGACTGCTTGTGTGAGGCCGTTCCAGTTCTCTAGCGCAGTGGTCTTCTGCCAGAACGCTATTTCAGAAGCATGTACATGAGTAAGTGTCTCACCTCGACCAATACTTTCACCCCCTGCCGTAGCCACAACATAAGAACTGTCTAGGACGTCAAATGTAAGTTCACGGCGAGATGAGTATTTAGTATGTGGTTTTAGAAGTTCTGGACAATTCTCATGATACCGCTTGGTCATATCGAACAAGGCTCGAGTACTGTCAGAGTGGTGAGTAATCACCATCGCTTTACAGGCTTTTCGCTGAGACACATTATGATAGAGATAACCACCACAATAGGTACTGAGCCCCTGTTGTCTTGCCTTGAGAATTATGATCCTTACTTTGCCCTCAGTTGCTAACTGCTTGTCGACTGCATCTTGCAGTATTCTCTGTGCAGGTTTCAGATTAAGAGGTTGGATGTCTCCATCTTTAGTTCTTATCTTGAGGGCTGATTTTGCGTAGAAATCGAAGTCTTCGAATAACTTCTTTCTGACTGCTTTAAGTTTCTTGTCCATCTTGCTCTTCTTCTTCGTCGCCTAGTAGCGACTCCAAGAAGGCTTCGGCCTTACCGATTGTGACTTCGCTCTTAGCGGCAGGTTTTGTCTTAGTGAAATCTAAGACCATTCGAGCCGCTGTTAGGCGGTCTCTATTCTGTGCAGGTTCGCGCATGATTTCCACGGCGGTCTTCAGTGCTTCGACTGCATACTCGTCGTCGATATTGTTTTCTTTAGCCATTATAGCAACAATCCTTTCAGCATCTGCTTTTGCTTGTTTTCTGATCGGTGCGATCATTTCTGCAGTGTAACCGTCGGGAGTACCTCTTGGACGACCTGCATTTTTCTTAGGCTTGTTTGACCATTGCTTTCTCAATGCTCGGCCTTCTGGTGTAGACATTAGTTTCGAGAAGTAGTTCTGACTTCCCTTACGTGCCATGTTTGGATTCTTGAGTTTCTTCTCGGGTGCTTTTTTTCGAGGGTTCTTTGGTGCGCCCATATAAGTCTCCTTATGTAGAAAAGGCCCCGAAGGGCCTCTTTACGCAGTTAGGATGCCATCTGGCATGACCTCTTCATCTGGTTCTTCGAGTCCGAGGGCTGCTAACATTCCCATGCCCATTGTAACGGCTAGGATTGTAGCAAGTGGATGTGAGTAAAACTGAATTGTACTATTAGCCTTTTTGAACTCTTCTCTAATCATCTTAGTATTTAGAGGCATGAGATCTTTGGCTAACTTTGGATTCATTAAGTACAACCACATTGGGTCCACTGCCAGTTCTGCACCTGACTCCATGTACCTTTTAAACTTCCGCTCATCACGAGCCGCTGCCCTAATGGCTTTAGTGTATGCGTTGTACATGGCATCACTGTCGGCACTTTCACGACTTTGTTTAAGTTCGTTTAGGTGGTTTATGTAAGTGTGATAGGGACGAACTTTAGTCTTGATATCAGGATTACTTTGAACGTAGGCATCTGCAGTCTCTTGTACTGCAATGATCTCTTGTATCAGTGGATTATCATAGGGATCTTTGCCTTTTGCTTCGATGATCGGACGTAAGGCTGAGTTGATATAAGAGTTATTAGAACCACCACTCTCGTATTCATTAGACATAGGGTTTTGAAAATACTGAGGTGCGCCTCTCTGGCTTACACCATCCATATTCCCTAATGTTAAGCCGTGAGCCATTTCATGAAGTAATGTACGGAGTGCGCCAAGAGTAGTTCTCTTTTCGCCTTTGTAAGTACCTCCGGCTTTAATAGCGAAAGCCGTACCTGCAAAACCGCTGCCTGATGGATCAGGCCTGAAAACACCATAAGCGTTGCCTCTATTTGTCCTTTTCTTGAGAGCATATCCAGAGTTTACTAACTCAACAGTGATGCCAAGAAGTTTAGCAACCTCAAGAGCCGTGTCGGCGTCTTGGATACCATTCTCGTACTTCGAACCAACCTTGCCAATCTCAATGATTGCTTTGGCTTCTGGTAGGTTCTTCTTTACTTGTGGTTCTGTGGCCTTTTTAGGCTTTGGGTTTGCTTTAGGCTCTGGAGGCGTTTGAGGCGTCGTTGTAGTGCCTGTTGGAGGCGTAGTTCCTCCGGTCCCGACACTAGGTCCTCCTCCACCTTGGGGATCTGTTGTTGGCGTTGGGTCACTTTTTGGTTTCTTCCTATTTGCCTTTGCCTTACGTGCGGCCTGTTGCATCTGTATCCTATCCAAATAGGGATTTAGGTACTGTTCTGCAAGGTTTTTGTTCGAAAGATTGCCTTTAGCATCACTTATAATTGACTTCAGTTTTTTAACAGGATCTGAACCTAAATTAAGACGCATATCCCCTATCGCTTGCTTCAAAGTTGCCTTATCAGCAACAGATGCAGGTGCTTCGTCAATTCTAGTGGCTAAATTGTCAAGAAATGCACGGTTTCCTTCGATTCCGTCTTGAACTCGCGCAGGTCTAGGAGCGACTGGCGTAGTTTGACCAGGAGGAAGGGGACTACCGCCCTGTGGACCTTGTGGAGGCGTCTGTTGTGGTGGTCTGTCGATCATCTCTTTGACCATGCCGATAACAGAATTTAGTGGTCCTTCTTGTCGTCCCATCTTACCAGTCTGCAGCATTTGCCTATATTCGGTAATGGCTCTCAGCATTATCTGAGCGTCTTTTGTATTACCCATTGCGGCAAATCTAGCCTCTTGTCTTCCTAAGATCTCATCGATCATTTGGTCGATTTCTCTAGGCGTCATGTTCTGTTGGATCGTTGGATTTACTTCAGTGATACCTTCGAACACTTTACCTCTTGGAGATGCAGGGTTAGGTGGCAAACCTTGGTTGTATTGTGCG